TTTTGATTTTCTCCTAATTATTCTTCTTTGGAATTATCATCAGCTTCAGGTTCTTCTTCTACAGCTGGCGCTGGATCAAGAACTAGATTTGACAAATCATAAGTCTGAGTTAATGTATTAGTTCCGTCTGTTGTAACACACTTGAATTTCTGAACATCTTTATCTGTGATCTTCCAAGCACCATCTTTGTCTGGGTCATTGATAATTTCAACTAGTCCGGATCCATGTGATGGGTCCATTCCAACCTTAACTGATGTAGCTCCTTCATAAATGTCATCGAATCTCAATGCTATGAAGTTACCAGCGCCCCATCTATCGACTAGGGCTCCTTCAGTTAGATATTTTATTCTACCAGTAATTGTGTTATCTCTTGCAACATGTACATTAGACTGCATATCTGAAACTAATGTGCCAAACATTTCAACGCTATCACTCTCGGCATTAAGTGTTAGCTTTGTTACGGGTTTACTGTACCTTTTTTAAGCACGATAGCTGAATAAGGTTTTGTCAAAGCACCTGAGCATCTAGTCTCCATTAGGTATTTCTGCTGGTTGTAGTCGATATCGAAATCATCGAACATATTTACAGAACCGCCTTTATCAGCACCGATTGTATAATCGTTCAAGTCAACGATAACACCATAGATATCTGATGGGATCATGCCTGCTGGAACTTCTTCGATTGAGTTAACTCCCATAGCCAATGCCAAATCGTTTTTATCTTTGTATAGTCTATGCTTGAAACCATCTTTAAGAAGTAGCATCTTAGCAATATCTCTTTTAGCTGCAAAGAATTTAAGATTACCAGAACCCTGATAATCAACCTGTGCTAAAACAGCATTATCGATGATAGCCTCTTCTTCTGTCTGGCCTTCCTCGATTACAACAGTGTGATTGATTGTGAATAGTTCATTATCTTTGATGATTGGAATGATTTTTGCTTCATCGATTTTATCATCAGAAGATGGTAATCTTCCATCACCGAAAATAACAGCTCTTGCGATTTCCTCGTCAAGCATCATTCTCATCTCAGTCTTCAACCAAGAAACAATATCAAAGTCTGTGATATCGATGATATCATCTCTGTCAAGTTTCTGTTTCTTGTAAATTGTTGTTGGGTCGATTTTTCTCTTTAATAGTGAGAAAACTTCCTCAATTTTACGATTACCTTTTGTGTAACCTCTAGCTCTAGCTTCATCAGCTGTGATGTCTGCGAACATCATCTTGATTCTGCTGAAAGGTGTGTTGTGAACACCATTCATAACAGTTTTAACCCAACCATCTGGGACTTTCTTAATGAATGCAGGAGCGTTTTCAAGTTTCTTAGCATCAGGGAATAGCCATTCAATGTCTGTGATTCCGTATTCATCAGCATGAGCTAAGAATGATTCTTTCATACTTCCATATCTCTTAGCATCATTGATAATAGTCACCATAGCATTGTGGCTTAATGTATCCTGAGTATAGTCATTTCCTTCAAAAGCGTTATGTTTCATTTCGCTATTTCCTCCTTCTGAATTGTCATCTGTTCCAGATCCTATCGCATTTGTGATTGTATCTGGCAAATTACCTTCTATGGCATCTTTAACAGCTTGGCCTATCATAAACTCAACGGCTTTTTTCTGTTCGTCGTTTAATGTATTAAATACATCGCCAATAGTGGTATTATTGTTTCCATTTTCCGCTGGCATATCGTCACCCTCCTTACTATGTTCTAAAATATTTTTTTTATCTTCATCCTTAGATTCGTCTATTGTATCGTCATCTTTGGAATCTGTATCTTCTGGTTTATCAGAATGTTCTAAATCTAATTCACCATAATTAGTGTCGATTAAATCGCCAGAATAGATTGTAGCAACATCATCAATCAATGCACCGTGTTGAATAATGTTTTCTATATATGCTTCTGGATTAGCAGATGCTAGCACAACACTAACTTCTCTGATGTTTCCATGAACAACTTCATTTCCATTTTGCTTAAGTTGATTTGCATATATGGAAAGCTGATTAACATCGCCATGTTCAACCAATGCTTTAGTTCTTGTAGCTTTTGGTGTATCATTGAAAAAGGCATATGCATAAACGCCATCTTCTCGATTTTCCAGAATAGCGTGGCCTAAAACATTATCTGGGTCATCATGATTATGCATCCATACTAATGGCACTTTTTTACCATTATTATCTAGAAAAGCATTTTTACCAATGATTCTTCCATCTGAGCATAAGACGCCAGATCTAGTTGCCCAACCTGAAAAGTCATATTTACTTCCCATTTTGATTTCCTCCTTATAAAATAAAAAAGGCCTATTGATACTGTTCATCAACAAGTCTTTCTTCCATCTCCGGAATATTATTTCCATCTACATTCCCATATTCAGTTGCTATAATGTTCTTATTTCTCAAATCGTCTGCCGCCGGGTTGTTTGAAGGTTTTAAACCTATAACCTGTCGCATCTCGTTAGATGTTACAATTTCATTTCTAGTAAACTTGTCTGCTATATCAGCGATTTCATTAATAGGAACCAACTTAAATGGATCTCTAAAATACATAATTGTTTGATTCTGCGTTCTAGCTGTCTTCGATAGAAATTTTCTTTCATATTCGTCGGAGATTGCTGATAATATTGGCTCGACGGTTCTATTATAGTAGTTACGCATTGTTTTTTCGTCTGCGGTACCTTCCATAATTTCTTTAGTAATTCCCAATTGACTGAAAAGCATACCTGTTAAATATTCTATTTCAGATAGCAACTTATTATCTACAGGTCTGTTTAACTGAGTTATTTTTTCGCTACCATCGGCATAGGCTATGCCATACTTATTACTAGCGGAAAGTTGCTCTTCTAATGCTTTTCTTCTTTCTTCAGCTTGTTTTTTTCTAGTATCGCCTCGAATTAACCAAGGAAATTGTATAATAAGATCCATCTTACCATTGATTAATTGATCATCCATATTATCTAATAGATTTAATTTTCTAATTAACCTTTGTAATGTTGAGTTTGGTTCATTCATTATATTATAGAATGGATTTTCTATAATAGCGCATCTTCTTTTTTCGAATATTATATCTTCTTTTTGACCGGTTCGATCGTTATACGCTCTAACCTTAACATGCCTTGGATACCATTCGATTATTTTGGCTACTCGCATGGTAAGTATATCATACGATTCGGATTTTTCAGGATTTCCTTTTGTATCAATAGGTACAACGGCGATATATCCCTCATCGCACATAGATATTACAACATCTGTTATAAACGATCTATGCGTTTGGTCTATATTTGCTTCTAAGGTTAAGCATTCATTCAAACCGCTTTTTACAGGTTCTAAAAAACGATGCTCGCTATCCGTTTTAGCATGTATTATTGTTGTTGAAGCAACATCTACCGCTAAACGATTATAAATAGAATTTACTATACTTCTATCATTACCTCTAGTTAATCTAGGTCTATCTTGTAAAATTGAATAAGACGGACCTATATCTTTAAACATATATGTTGGGTCTCTACTAGTAAAAGCATTCCATCCATTTTTTACTTTATCTATTATTCCCATTATTTCACCCTCTATTTACACAATTATTAACCTATAATTTTTGTAGTTATTTTTGTATGTTTTCTGGCAAGATCGTTAAACCAAGTTGTTATTTTAGCTCCCAATCTAGCCACAGTCTTAGATATTCCGGATAAAGACATATCAAAGTCCTTAAATAAAGGTTCTGTAACCTGTTTATATTTTTTTTCATCCATTATATCATCGATTTTAATATCAAACACATCGGTTGTAATTGTATCGCCTTTTTTTTTTCTCCTCGCCAAGGCCACCAATAATACCATCACGTGGATTATCTGGAGTGGTAAAAATTTTATTTGATTTTTTCCATTTACCCTTGCTATTCTTTTCTTTTAAACCATAACTATCATAACCCTCCAAACCATCATCATCTCGTATATGTTTATTTTCGTCGATCATGTATCCTTTTCCATTAACATATATATATTGATGTTTGTTACCTGCATTATTTTGGCTACCTTTTTTATATCGGCCAGAACCTTTAGTTCCATAATGCATTAATGATTCAGAACCATCTTTAAATTTGATATTATAATAAGCCATTTTTATTCTCTTTTTTTTAAATATATTAATCTCAGAATTTTACTCCATAATTAATATTTTATTTTGTTAGAAAGTTGTCTTTAAGCATATTTCTAATAACATCACGACCAAATGCTGCTGTTTTTCTAGCCATTCTAATTGTAGTTGATTGTATCTTTGATATAAAATCACCTATACCTTTAGGTGCTTTTTTAAAGTCTGCGAATGTATCTTTTCTAACATCCTTATATTCTTCTTTGGTCATTGTATCATATCGTGGATCTATTAAATCAAACGAATTCGATTTTGGATTGGCAATGGCTCCAATCGGCATCTGATCGTTGGTTTGAATCACGTATCGTTTAGTATTGCCAACCAAATCATCATATTTTCTAGTAAAGATATTACCTTTTAGTTCACCTTTTTTATCAACGCTTCTAGCATATCCTTGAACTTGATCTTTTTCTTTTGTTTCAACATCGTCAATGAGATATCCTTTACCATTAATATAAACGTATCTATGCTTATTACCAGCATTATTTTGAGAACCTTGCTTATATCTTCCTGATTTTCCGGCAACACCATAATGCATTAGTGATTCGGAACCATCTTTAAATTTGATATTATAGCTTGCCATTTTATTCTCCTTCTAATTAATTATTATAGCTAGACCAACGTCTTTTTGTATTCTTTCTGGTTCTTTGTCCGTCTTTTTCTACTATTCTATGCTCTCCAGTATATATATTAACTTGTCCTTTATGGCCTTTCTTATCCGTATCATAAGTCTGCCAAGGAACTTGACCTCTTTCTGGAGTATTTAGTTTAGGTTTAGCAAGTCCTAGGAAAGAAAGAACATCATTTCCGATATCTTTTACAGTGTCTGAAACTTTATCAAAAGCTTTTTCGAACACGCTTTTTTCATCTTCTACCCATTTGTAATATTCGGTTGCAGTTTTTCCATTAATTCTAGCCACTGTAGCATCGTTTTCATTATCAAATCCATAACTTGCCCAATTCTTCGCCTGATCCGATACGATTTTATTTCTAGCAGTTTCTGAAACATTACCATCTCTTTCTGTTATCTTACGCATCGAATCTGCCGTATTGCTATAAGAATTATCTTTAGCGATTTGTTGGTTTCGTATGTATTCGTCTGTATGATCCATCCTTGCTTTTTCAGGATCAGGATTTCTATGTCTTCCTGTAGTTTTTTCCCAACTCTCAATATTTCTGTTAACGATTTCCATTTGTTCGTCAGTTGATACGTTAGGTGACGATGGAACTAGTTTGTTTATTCCTGCACCAGTATTATATTCTTCATAGCTATCTGGATTTAATGATGGTCTTTTTGCGTTACCTTTATCATCTACGATATAAGCAATTCCATTTATATATTTATAAAAATGCTTATTACCGGCATTATTTTGAGAACCTTGTTTATATCTTCCTGATCTTCCGGCAACGCCATAATGTATAATGTATCCGCTCATACTAATTCTCCTTTTTTGTTTGATTCTGTTTTGGCTGTTCTTTTGGCTGTTCTTTTGACTGTTCTTTTGGCTGTGGTTTTTTATTTAGATTTTTAAGTCTCTTTGCCTGAACATATTGCATTTTATCCATAGTTGATTGCTTTTGGATGGCGGCTCTATTTCTTATAGAGTCTTCTATATATCCACCCATGCCTTTACTAACAGAATTTATAATATGCTTTCTAACAGCTTTGCCTATTTCTTTTATTACATTATTTTTATCATTTTTTTTAGAATGTAAATTCAAATCGCCATATAAACTTTGCAGCTGTTTTTCTTTCTGCAATCTTTGTATCATGGTATCTAATTGTTCATCAGATAAATTTTTATATTTACCACGATACTGTTTATTAGTATGCTTTTGAATACTTCCTTTAATTCTTTTTTTATGAGGGCGCATGCCATCATGCTGATGGGGATTTTCACCAGACCCTCTCGGATATCGTCCGGAGTTTTTTGTTCCGTAATGTATAATATAACTTTCCATTTTGATTATTCGAAAGCGTCCATATTCAACTTAAATGCTACGAAAGCATCTAATAAAGCTGCTACGGCGTCAATCTTTTCCTCCCTACGTTTTTTATATAATTTTCTATTTCCATTTGTATCTTCAAGAGCTATACAATTTCCCATTGCAAATTGCATAAGAGCTTCATCAAATAGTAGTAATCTATCCTCTGCTAGTTTTTTTATTTCGCCAAGAGGAACTGATTCGGTCTTAACACCCTGACGTACGACCTCAACACCAAACTCTCCATTCTCACGAATCCATCTGTCCATAAATGATGTGGCATTATATGGGTCATATCCAACGCATCTAACGTCATAACCGTTCTTTTCTATATGTTCGATTAAATCTTCATATACTTCTGTTAAGTTAAGTACCGTACCATTTAAAATTATCAAATTACCTTCTTTTACAAAATCGTCATATTTTTGTTTCATTGTTAATGATAATTTTTGATATGTTGAGCTAGTGATATAGTTTCTTGTTTTTATACCATACTCTCCAGTAGATAAAGGAAACATAAAAGTAAACGAACAAAAGTCATCACCTTGCGATAAGTCAATGCCTAATGAACAAGGCATATTCCAATATTCTCTAAAACGATGAACGAGCGTTTCTTCATATGTAAAGTAATATGTGTAACCTTCCATAGGAATACTAAATCTTTTAGCTAATATATCGTTTCTAGATGATGGAACTTTTTCCATTCGCTCCACTTCTAATTGTAATGTCTCATAAGACACTGTTCTATTTATATTAGGGTTGGCTTTTTCCCAAAGGTTTTCGTCTCCGATTTCCTTTATATCATCCATTTTGTACCACCATATTGATACATGTGGATTGTTATAATCTCCCTTTAGGATGTCCGTCAATTCCAATTTTATATTATCGCCAGGACCGTTACGAACATTACCTTCTGATGAAACCGCTAAAATTAAATAATCATCGACTTTGGCGGCACCTTGCTCAACTGCTCCTATAACATCTTCTCTAATATCACCAGATAACCATTCGTCGATGGTTGAACACTTAACTTGTAAACCTTGTAATTTGTCTATTGACATAGGTCTTACTTCTATAAAAGAACCTGTTGTGAAATTCTGTATACCTTTTTTGGTTGCTGCTAACATCGCTTTAGTATTTGTTCTACTTTGAACACTTCCACTTGTTAACATTTTGAAGTAAGGTCCTCTAGCTCTTGTTATAGAAGTTCGAATAGGTGACATAACCTCATCCGCTTGCTTCATTGTTGGAGCAACTGTGATTTGCTTAGTGGTTGATGTGTCAATGTTTAAAAAGAAACTTTGAATAAACGATGCGTACATAGATTTCGCATTACTTCTTGGTATAATAAGGTATTGTTTATTAATAAGTCTCTTTCTTATTCTTTTGGTAACATAGTGACCGCCTCTATCGTCTGGAACGAATACGCTTCTTTCTATATAATAATACCATCCGAATATCTGCTCTGCCCAAAGTTTAAAACTATCTAATAAAGTTACTTTAGATCCATCTGTTAGAGTTAGTTCATTTTCACAATATTCTATGAATCCCTCAACGGCTTGATCGTCGTAATATACTCCTGGATTTTGAATTAGGGCATCTATTCTATTCATCTCCATAGAGACTTCTCTACATACTGGTATCTTACCAGCTATAACTTTTTCTCTAAATGCTCCATAATATTTAGGAATTGCTGTATTAGATAACATTTTGAACTCCTATTTTTCATATGGCTCTGATAGATATTTTTTCATACAATATCCGCACATTGTTAAACCACTTTTATTATGTTCCACGAAAACAAATTCGTTTTCTTTCTGTGATGCTAATATTTTGATTTCTGTATCTTTATCCATCACGCACATGATATCTGCATTTAAATTGTCGTCTGTTCTAAGATTGAGATTTTGAAGAACCTTTGCATATAGTTGTACTGATTCTTTCTTCTCAACATCCTCGACATTATCGATTTTGATATCTTCTTTTACTTCAGGTGTTTCTTTTGTTTCTCTAACCTCTAGTCGATTATAATTATTATTTTTTTTACTCATTTTGAGTTCCTCCTATATTTTCCAAGGACAAGTATCATTTGGTTTTCTAGTAACAGGTTCGTTAAATATTGGCGGTTCATTTTGATAATGAATAGCGTTATGTGTTAATCTTGAACAACAAATAAGATTATCTTCGCTATTGTATTTCTCATAGAACTCTTCCATATTTTGAAACTGGTCTGGAGTTAGAGGTTCTATATGATGTATGTATATAGGACCTTGTATTTCGCAACCTTCAACTCCTAAATCATTTCCATTGTCCCTTATTATGATTTTATTCCTTATGGTTTTCCAAATATTACTTTTATAAAAATCTTGATTCATGTATCTTCTTGAACCGAACTTATTTTCAGCAACTACTCCATTTAATTTCAGATAGTTGAAGCGTTCTTCATATGTTTTGTATTTTGAAGCTTCGCTATAGGTCTTCTTCTGTATCATCTTGGAATCCTCCGTATCTACGGAAAGCATTTATTGCCTCCTGGAATAATTCCTCGGTTCTTTCAGCTGAATCAAGTGAATTTTTCTTTGCTTCCAACAAGTCATTCTCTTTTCTTATCTTTTCTTGTTCTAAACGTTCTCGTTCGGTTCCTAATTTTAGATAATGGCATATAACTTGTGATGAAGCAGTTCCATCTTTTAGCTTTTGCTCAGCTAAATCTGTAGCTAGAGCTATCATTTGACGTTCCCTTGCTTCTGGGGATAAAGGTTTATATGACTTTCCTTCATTACCAGAAGACTTTCTAGTAACTTTAGCCATAGTTACCTCTCCTTTCATCATATTTTTTCAGAAAACATCTCCTGAATTTTCCCGCTGGGAATTTTTTAAAGGCCAGCGCGATTTTTAGGGGGTGGTAGAAATGTGAGACCCCCCTGGGGGTGTTTGATCATCAGACACCTTCATATAATTGCTAGTGGGGTCGAATTCAAGAATAGAATCTATGGCCCTTTCAATTTCTAAATCATTTTCTTCTTCTGAAAATCCATCAGAAATCTTAGCAACTCGCATCAAAAGACCACAACAATTGTAGTTATGATCCATATCAAACTCATACCAATCCTTAAATTGGGTGACAGGACTGAATGGATTGTCTTTTGTGGTTAAATACCAAGCCATAGTTATTCAACCTCCTTTCTAGTTTCATTTATAATTACTTTAATCACTACTTATTAGTAAGAGGTATCACATG